CTGACTTACAGATGGTAACTGATGTGTATGAAATGGCTGAGAAATATGTTGATGAATTCATTGAGAAGGCGATGATTCCCCATGCGAAGGAGATTCTTGCGTCCAAGGAGGCAGACCCCACGAGGTTCAATGCGTTGGACTACTGCGAGTGGCTTGCGACGCGCAATGAGAGGTTTAGGCAAACGTTGATGGATGAGTGCCCTAATGAAATTCTGTCGCTGAATTTGGAGAAATACAATACTATACTGAAAGGAAGAGTTAAACAGAAGCAGAATGTGGCGGCGCAGTTTGAGTTACCCCAGGGCCAGGTGGTGATTCATCACGATCCTTCTACGAATGCACTTTTTACTAGCGTTTTTAGGACGGCGTTTAACACTTTTGACGTGTTGTTGAAGAAGGAGTTCAAGAGTGCGGGTAGGATATCTGATGTGGAATTGTCCAAGTATCTCACGGGGATCCGTGCGTTGCTTTTGGGGTCGAAACTAGTAGAAATAGACTCGTCGAAGTACGATAAGTCCCAAGGCCTTCTTGCGCAGGCTATTGAGGCGGTGATGATGAGACGGTTGGGTATAGATATGGAGGTTTTGGACTTGTTTAAAGAGAGTTATGTGGGTAATGTTAATTCTAGGAATTTGGGCTTGGCCTTTGTTATTGCGTACCAGCGTAAGTCTGGTGCTGCCGATACTATGTTTGGTAATCTTATATATAATTATGTTAGTGCTGGTCGCTCGATTGGATATGACCGCATCACTTTTATGGTGGCGAAGGGTGACGACAATTTGCTTGGAGTAACTAGTATTGAACCTGGTGAAGCTTCGCAGCGCATGTCGTACATATTCAATCTTGACGCGAAGATAATTTTGGATGCTATTCCTGTGTTTAGTTCAGGTTACGTTGTGTTTCTGGAAGATGCGGTTGTCTTTTGTCCTGACCCTTTGAAGAAGACGGAGTTGTTGGGCGAAATAAACGCGAGAACTGGTGACACCAACTTTAAGGTTTCGGATCAGGAACGTCTGGAACGTTTCACTTCGTTTTGTGATTCGGTTAAAACGTACACTGTTTCAGGTGTGCCGAGAATCTTGGCTGAGTGTGTGAAATCCAGGCTGGGAAATCCGATGTTGGACGTGGAGCTGGCGGTGGATTCTTTAATTTTGATTTCTCAGGATTTCAAACTCTACGAAGAGGTGGTCTCCTTTTAGACTAACGATATTTATGTTATTTACTTTATGCAGGTTCTCTGCCTGTGTTAGCG